CTTGCATTCGACACTTCAAAGCTCCCTTTCGGGAGCTTTTTTTTTGCCCCTTCGGACATATTTTAGGTAAAATAAAGGCCGGTCAAGGACCGGCCTAAAAATCTGGAGCGGGAAACGAGATTTGAACCCGCAAAGCATACCGTCACAAATAAGCACAAATCGACTGCCTCCGTTGCTTCCCATGCAATTTCTGACCTCGTAAACTATCCCTCAAATCACGTCAAATTACACCGACAGGTGGACCAAAACTGGCCCACGCCTGGCTGCCCCCTGCCCCCTCCTCTGGCATGCTGCGCCAGTTCTCGAAGTCGCCCGACCCCCCCGATGGGTCCTCCGACGACCCCAGATGATAGGGGTCGCTATGGGCCTTGTATTTGGGTGGATGCGAGAGTCAAATTTTTTGGCAAATTGGCAAACTGCTTTTTGCTACAGGTAGTTTGTTGCCGGAAAATACCCTTGGGGGGTGCGGCATGAGCCAGGAGCAGATCCGGGCCGCCGTCGATGCCGCCGTCCTCGCGGAGATGGCCACGCCGGAGTATCAGGAGGCGCTGAAGAAGCACGCCCCTAAGCCTGATTTTTTCCGGCAGGACTCGCCCAAATATCAGCAGCTCAAGACCGACATGGACGACGAGTACATCGGCCTGGCGCGGCGCTTTTGCGCTCACCATGACGGCTCATTCGTCTTCGACAACACCCTCGCCCGGTGGTTCCGTGCGGCCGGGACGCACTGGGATCTGGATGTGGACCGCTACGCCATCAAGGCGGTCGCCGAGCTTGCCGCCCCTTTCGAGGCCCAGGCCGATTTTTTCCGCGACCTCGCCACGCAGCGCCTGGATGCAAACGACAAGGACAAGAAGGGCAAAGCCTTCCTCAAGGCCGCCAAAGCCTGGGACTCTACGGCCAAGCGATGCAAGGAGCCGACGAGCATGAAAAAGGTCCTGGAGCTGGCCAGCGCTGGGGGCTCATCCCTTGGGATCTCCGGGAGCGAGTGGAACAAGCACCCCAATCTGCTGGTGGCCAAGAACGCCGTCATCGACCTGGAGACTGGCAAGGAGGTCCAGGCCATCCCGGCCCTGTTCCTGAACCAGCACAGCCCGGTGGAATGGGCGGGCCTGCATGCCGAGTCCAAGCTATGGGATGAATTCCTTGACCAGGTGTTCCTGAAAAACCAGCAGCTCATCGACTACGTGCAGACCTGCGTCGGCTACTGGATCAGCGGCTACAACTCGATCCAGGAGTTTTGGACGCTGTGGGGTCCACAGGGCCGCAACGGCAAGGGCGTGTTTTTCCGGTCGCTGCGGGCGGTCATGGGCAACTACTACGTCAGCCTTGATCCGATGATGCTGATGGACACGAAGTTCCAGCGCCAGGGCGGCGGCCCCAACCCAGAGCTGGTCAATTTGCGTTTCAAGCGCCTGGCCGTGGCCTCAGAGTCGAAAAAGGGCGCCGTTTTTTCGATGGACTCCATCAAGCGCTGGACCGGCGGCGATCCTATCCCCTGCCGTGGCATGAACTCCGACAACATCATTGAGCTGCTGCCGGAATTCAAGCTGCTTTTCGTCACTAACCGATTACCCACGGTCAACGACGCCACGGACAACGCATTCCGCAGCCGCCTGCGGATCATCAAATTCCTGGCCCGCTTCTCAAGCGTCGAGTCCGAGATAGACCCCGATCGCAACATCTACCGCATGGACCCCCAGCTCGAACGCAAGCTGCACCGCCCCGAAGTCCTGTCCGCTATCCTTGCCTGGTCCGTTCGCGGCGCGAAGCGATTTTTCGACGCGGGCATGCGCCTGGACGCCCCGCTTGATGTCCTTGCCGAAACGGATTCCTACATGGCCGACCAGGACCTGATCGGCATGTTCATCCGCGCCGCGCTCACCATCACCGAGGGCGGACAGGGCCAGCGCACGGCGGCCAAGGACGTCTACCTGGCGTTCCGCCGCTGGTGCGTCGAGGACCAGCTCATGCCCGAAAAGTACGTTCCGACGCTGTCCAGCTTCGGCCGGGACTTCAAGGTCCGCCAGGACATCAAACAGGTCCCGCCGGTCAATTTCGTGGTCTACAACGTCGTGGTACGCGAAGAGTGGCAGCCACGAGAGGCGGAGCACGCATGAAAACTCTCGAACTGTCTAAGCACTGTCTAAGTATGGTCTCTAAGACGCATTTTATCAAAAAAATCAAGTCCTTGTTTCCCTGCATAACCCCATCTCTTAGATACTTAGATACCTTAACCTCACACACATATAAGAAAATAATAAATGAAAAGAATAATACATATATAGGAACAAGGTGCAAAAAACTCTCTAAGTTACTAAGCAACGCATTTTTTCCAACAATTCCGGCTAACTGTGGAAAAAAACTGTCTAAGCGACTCTCTAAGACGCTTCGACACTCTCTAAGCTGGTGGCTCCCTGGGGGGGGTGTGGGCCGGTCCGGTCTGACGGTTGGGGGGATGGCGTAATGGGTGCGGCGCTCGATTGGCTGGGACCGGATGGTTGCCGTTCGGTCGCGGAGCATCTCCTGTCCGATGTGCGACCGCAGGGCGACGAGCTGTGGGCTGCGTGTCCGTGGCACGTCGAGTCCACGGTCGGCGGGTCGTTTAGTTACAATCCGGACGTGGACAAGGCCAAGTGCCTGTCCTGCGGCGAGAGCGGCGACCTGATCGCCATCTACGCCGGTCTGAACGGCCTGGAGAACGAGCCCGCCTTTGTGCAGTTCAAGGCGGAGTTCGCGCCCGGTGCCCAATCCGCCCCCCGTCCCATCGCCCCGCCCGTGTGCCGGTCCTGGACCCCTGCCCCCGTGACCCCCGGCCCGGAGCAATGGCGCGCCCGCGCCACGGAGTTCGTGCGCCATTCCGTCGAGCGCCTGCAAGACAACGCCGCCGCCCTGGCGCAGCTCGCGGCCTGGGGCGTGTCCGCCGACGTGGCCGCAAAGTGCATGGTCGGCTGGAACGACAAAGACAAACATATCCCGCGCGCATCCTGGGGCCTGGAGCAGATCCACGGTCCGGATGGCCGCGCGAAAAAGCTCTGGCTCCCTTGTGGCCTCGTGTTCCCCATGCTGGCCGGTGGTCAGGCCATCAAGATCAAGATCCGGCGTGACAAGGCCGAAATGCCCGGCGGCCGCGCGCTGCGTTACTGGGAAGTGCCCGGCGGCTCCATCCTGTACCACCGCTATGGCCGCCCCGACTGGCGTGTCTGGATACTGGTGGAAACCGAGCGCGACGCGGCTATGATCTGGGGCGTCGTGCGCGACCTGCACATCGGCGTCATGGCCCTGGGCGGCGCGACCAAACGCCCTGACGCGGACAACGCGGCCATCCTGCGCGCCTCCGATCTGATCCTGAACGCCCTGGACAATGACCCGGCCGGGGCCGTCAACACTGCCGCATTCTGGGAAGTCGAATTTCCGCAAAGCAAGCGCTGGCCCGTGCCCCCTACGACCGGCAAGGACCCTGGCGAAGCCGTGGGCGAGGGCCTGGACATCCGCGAATGGGTCCTGGCCGGTATGCCCTCGCACGTCCGCCGCACCCTGACCGCCGCCCCTGTCCCGGCCCCCGAGCCGCAGCCCGAAATCCCCGCAGCAGATGCCGTTTACGGCGAATGGTACATGGGCCGCATCCGCGCCCTGTTGTCCCTGCTCCTTGGCACTCCCATCACCGTGGACGGCCAGACCGGACTGGCCATCGCCCCGCAAAAATGGAGTCTGGACCCGCAAAACTGGGCCAGGCTGCGCGAAGTGGACGCGACCCTGGCCACGGACCCCTGTCAAGACCTGGTGGCCGAGGCCCTGCCCGCCCGCCGCATGACCCTGCACGAACTCAGCGCCGCCGCCACGCGGCTCGAAAAATGGTTTACCCGATGAGGAGAAACGCCATGCCTGAACCCGAATTCGACTTCATCAACCCGATTTACCTCCCGAAAGAAGATGACAAGAGACTTGTCGCGGACGGAATCCCCTGTTGTGTGGATGTGTGCGGGAGAGAGTTTCTGCCGCGCAATATCCACGAGCTGCTTTGGACATGCCCAGCGTGTGGCGTCGGTCATAGACTCCACGTTGAGGACTCTGTCCCGGCAGATGTTCCGTGCCCATACTGCGGCAAAACGTACTGCGTCGTGATGTCGCTGTCCGCGAAGTGCGACCTGTACAGATCGCGGGCCGACTATGACGCGTACTGGGAAGAAGCAATGAAAGATGTTCCATTTTGAGGGCGCAAAGGGAGAAAACTATGACTGAAGTAACTCTGACCATCACCGCCCAGGTCGATGTCTCCAAAGAGGCCATGACCCTGTGGGTCCGCGACATGCTCAACTACCACGTCCCGCCCGGCGATGACGAGCGGTCTCTTCTGGACGCCCACGCCGCCGAGATCGACAAGCTCGACGAGTACAATGGTCCCGTCACCGTCGCCGAGCCACGCAGGCGCAAGCGCCGCGCCGTCACCCCCTGCCTGGAGTCCAAAGCATGATCGACGTCACCGAATGGCTGCCCCTGGGCACGCGCTACGAGGCCAGCCCCGAAGGCTTTGTGCGCGTCCTCGAAAAAACCGGCGGCGGCCCGGCCGGGCGTCTGCTGCTGCCCTGCTGGGCGGCGGGAGATGTTGTCTATCTGCTGCGCCCGGACCGGGACAAGGTCAAGCGCGGTCAGGCCGTCAAACAGACGCCGCTGGCCGAAATCGTCCGGCAGGTCTGGGGCCTGGACGTCAAGCACCTGACCCGCAAGGCCCTGCGCGTCCTGCGTGCCGAGATCCAAGCTCACAACGAGGAATGCTTCCCGGAGATCCGCGAACGCGCCCGCAAACTGGCCGACCGCGACCCGTTCAAGCCTGGCGGCGACTGCATGCCCTGCCCCTGGGCCACCGCCGGAAAACTGGACGCCGACGCCCTCCCGCCGGAAATTGACACTTGGAACTGTCCCGAAATGGACCCTTTGAACCACCAGGCCAACGGCGTGTGGGTAGACATCGGCCCGCGTCGTAGCCGCCCACGCAAAACAGTGAGGATGACAGCATGACCGGAATCGAACTCATAGCGCAGGAACGCGCACGGCAAATCAGCAAGGAAGGATGGGATCAAAAGCACGACGAGCAGCACACCGAGCACGAATTGATCGAGGCTGCCGCCTATTACTGCGCATACAACGCCGCAGAGGAAACCATGTGTAGCCTCGAAGGCTACCGCGATTTCGTCGAAGGCTTTTTCCCGGCCCAATGGGACGAAGACTGGATGAAGCGCCAGGGCTTCCCTGTCCCGACGGACAACGACCTGGTCAAGGCCGGTGCGCTCATCGCTGCGGAACTGGACCGCAGAACCCTTGAACGCGCCGCCAACGGCACCGGCACCGTGACGATCATCCCGCCCGCCGCAGCGCACCAAAACCCCGTGACCCTGTGCCCTGCTTGCAAGTCCATGGCCATCATCCCCGAGTACCGCTTCCGCGAAGGCGTGCCGCAAGAGTCTCATAGCTGCCTCGATTGCGGCCACGTCTGGCTCTCCGGGTCACAGTACGGCTCGTCCGTGGAGCAGCCGGAAGAGGAGGCATGAATGAGCTGGCTCTTTTCGCGGGCGCTGCTGGAGGTATGCTCGCCGGGCACATTCTCGGATGGCGCACCGTTTGCGCCGTTGAACGTGATGCCCACGCGGCGGAGGTTCTGGCGCAGCGACAAAATGATGGGATTTTCGCCCCGTTTCCCGTCTGGTCGGACGTCAGGACGTTTAACGGCTACCCATGGCAGGGCCGCATTGACGTCATTTCTGGCGGCTTTCCCTGTCAGAACATCAGCGCAGCTGGGGATGGGGCAGGTATCACAGGCAAACGCTCCGGGCTCTGGAAGCAGATGGCGCGTATCATTCACGAAGTACGACCACGTTTCGTGTTCGTGGAAAATTCCCCTTTGCTTACCCGTCGCGGACTCGATGTCGTTCTCGGGGACCTGGCCGCGCTGGGGTACGATGCGGAATGGTGCGTGCTCGGAGCTGCCGACGCCGGGGCGCCGCATCAACGGGACCGGATCTGGATATTGGGCCACTCCTGCGGCCTCCGACGGCCAGCGGGGCGGCAGCATCACGCAGGCCATGACAGGGCAAAGCCTGCCGCAAATGGTCAACACGCCATCGCGATATCCCACGCCAACGGCTACGAACACGAAGGCCATCCACTTGCGAGGGACGGACAAGGGCAAGGCGCGGGAGCCGAGGACGTATTTTCCTACGCCCACGGCCAACTGCTCAACCGGAGCGGGGACGAGTGGTCGGGAAGGGGGGATGAATTTGCAGACTGCCGTGAATATGCTGCCCACCCCCCTCGCGAGGGATTGGAAGAGCGGCAAGGGCAGGACCCAAGAACAACGAGGGAGGCGGACGTCAAATCAGACCCTCGCCGAGTCCCAAGGCGGCCAGCTCAACCCGGACTGGGTCGAATGGCTGATGGGCTGGCCTATCGGCTGGACAAGTCTTGGCCCGTTGAACCCGGAGGCATTCCGCGAGTGGCAAATGGAGTTCCGCATCGAGTCGGACGCCTCAAATGCATCGGAAACGGGCAAGTGCCGGCGTGCGCTGTGATTGCGTGGCTGGAACTTGTACGGAGATTTTTCGCATGACCCTCGAAACCCGCGTCAAGGCAGCCCTGGCCACCCATCCGGACGACAAGGACCTGAAGTTGCTTGCGGCCGGTTGGTCCGAGGCGCGGCAGCGTTATGCATCGGGCCGCAACTCCGCCAACCGGCGCGAGTGGAAGTCCTTGCAGGACGACTTGGTCAAGGTCCTCGACGCCCTGGAAGCAGAGTCCGCCGCGCTCTCCGCCCTGAAGCCGCCCGCCGAGCAGGACGGCCCCATCTGCCACGAGGCCGCAGGCTGGCCCAACCCCCTGCCCAACCGTCGCCAGGCCGCGCAGTTTCTGAAGGCCATGGGCTTTCGGTCCGTGCAGGGCAAGGCCGTGCCCGAGCGTACCATCTACCGCTACATAGAACGCGGCGTCCTGGGGCCGGACTTCGGCAGCGGCGACCAGTTCAGCCAGCGCACCCTGATGGAGTTCGGCAAGCGCAAGCTGGAGAGCATCCCCGGCACGCCCTCCGAGCGCTACATCCCCGGCGACCGCGCCGTGCGCAAGGCCATGCAGCCCGTCATAGGCGTGGGCGACGCCGACAAGAAGGCCGCCGCCCACGCCCGGCTCATGGAAGCACAGGCCGCACTCAAGGAACTGGAGGTCAAACAGGCCCGCGCGGAGCTGGTGGACATCCTCCTGGTTGACCGCGAACAGGCAGACCTCTGTCAGGCCATCCGCATGCACATGTCGCCCATGGTCCGGTCCACGGCCGATCAGGTCCTGGCCCTGGTCGGCGGGGATCTGTCCGCCGCGCGCGAGATCATCGCCCTGGTCGGCGGCGACCTGGACAAGGTGGACGACCTGTCCGCCTGGATCTTCTCCCGCCGTCCCGAGGTCGTGGCTATGTACAAGCCGTTCCTGCGCCGCGCCCTGGACACCTTCGTGCGCGGCCAGTGGTTGACCACGGAGCTGGCCGAAGAATGGAGGCGCTACCAGGTCCACCGCGAAGACACGGAACTTGCCATCATGGCCCAGCTCATCCGCGAAACCGGCGGCAACCCGTCCCTGGCCCGTGACGCCATGGAAAAATACTACGTGAGGGGGCTGGATTGATGCGGCGCTATAAAAAAACGGCTCCCGAAGGAGCCGCAAGTCTTTTCTTACTTGGAACAGTTACCCATTCTTTCTTTGCTCTTGCACTCGTTGCAAAGATCGCCGCCCGTCGGTTTAGTGGCGCGTTCATCGTAGTCTTTCGTCGGCCAGTTGGCGCAGTTTTTACACCAATGCCATGTGTCGGACCCTGTTTTTCTCCTGTACGCCATAATTCTTCTCCTTGTTAAAGGTTTGCGCCCTTGCGGGCGTGGAAAAACTTCGGAGTGACGAGTATGTGTAATAAAAATAGACTGTTCCATGATCAAAGATGGAAATACGAGCGTTGCAAACATTGCGGCGTGGACAACCACATCGGATTTCAGGCCCAGGAGCAACTCTGGAGCGCAGTGGTGCGTGGAGAGTACAATGTTCTATGTCTGAACTGCTTCCTGCACCTAGCTTTTATGCGGGGCATAGCGGTCAGCGAAGAAGATATCAAGATGTTTGTGATGTATGACGAAGTGCCTTTAAATTGCCAATGTCAGGACACTCAGGATTTTTCCATAGGTAGCGATGCGTAATATGACCCGCCACCAGCTCCGTACATCCATGCCCACCATCCTGTCCGGCGCGCGCCAAGCTTGGGAGTCTCGCCCGTGGATCAGCACGGCGGAGTTCGCGGATAAGCATTTCCGGCTCGTGGTCGGCCCCGACGCCGGGCAGTATTTCCGGCACGACAGATCGCCCTACGCCCGCGAGATCATGGACCTCTGGGACAAGCCATGGACGCGCAAAATGTTCATCGCCGCCCCGTCCCAAACCACCAAGACCACCATCGCCTACGCCTGTCTGACCGCAGAGCTGTACCGCGACCCCTCCCCGGCCGGAGTCGGCATGCCCGACGAGGGCACGGTCAAGCGTATTTTCAAGGAAAAGCTCGGGCCGCACTACGACAAGTCGCCCCTGCTGCGGCAGGACCTGGCCCCCAAAAGCCCCCTCCAGACCACCAATATCCTGCTCAAGGGCTCGACGATCTATGGCATGTGGAGCGGGTCCGAGGCGTCCATGTCCTCGGTCTCCATGCGCGTCATCGTCATCGACGAAGAGGACGCCTACGGCGACAAGGGAGCGGCCCGCACCCAGGAGGAACGCGCCCTGTCCTACCCGGACGACTGCAAGGTCATGCGCGTCAGCAAGCCGCGCGGCACCGAGGCCGAAAGCTCCATTTTCCGGGACATCAAGCGCCAGGCTCAGGCCATCTACAGAATGGAGGTCGTCTGCCCGGACTGCGGTCACCCCCAGATCATGGAAAAGGACAACATCGTCGTACCCGAGGACGTGCGCGACCCGGCCGAGATCCGGGGTAAGCGTCTGGCCCGCTACCGCTGCGCCGGATGCGGCAGCCTCTGGACCGACCACCGCCGCAACCTGGCCGTGTCCGCCGGACGCCTGGTCACGGACTCGACCGTAGAGCGCCCGGAGATCGTGGCCGTGCATCTGCCTTCCTGGCTCTCGCGCCAGATCAGCCTGTCCGCCGTCATGGCCGACTGGTTCGAGGCGCACCAGTCCGGGGTCCACGCCGAAAAAATCAAATTTGACAACAACCACCGCGCCCTGCCCGGCAACGTCGTGGCCCTGACCACGGACGCCGACCGCGTCCGCGCCATGATAACTGACCGGGCGCCCATGATCGTGCCCGCGCAAGCATGGTGCCTGACCTGCGGCATCGACGTGCAGATGGTCGGGTTCTGGTTCGCTGTTCGGGCATGGGGCCGGGATTACACGTCCTGGCTGGTCCAGTACGGTTTTCTGGACGCCTGGAGCGACGTGGAAAAGCTCGTGTTCGACTCCGTCTGGCCCGTGGAAGGCCGCGACGACGTGACCATGGGCCTGTGGCGCGCGGCCATCGACACGGGCGGCCACAAGGACAGCAAGGACCACCAGAGCGAAGGCTGGAGCCAGTCCGAGGAGACCAAGAACTGGCTGTACGAGCACGAGGGGCGGGGCATCGTCTACGGCACAAAGGGCGCAAGCACCCGGCAGGACCAGATCGTGCGCGCCACGGCCGTGGGCACGGACCCGGAAGTCCCTTCCCGCTATCAGCAAAAAATCGTCATGCGCCACCTCGATACGGATTATTTAAAGAGCCAGATCCAGGCCCGCATGCAGGCCGGGGCCAAGACCGCCCCCATGTGGCTGCACCGCGAAACCGACGACGACTACATCCGCCAGATTTGTTCCGAAAAGCAGATCATCGGCAAGGACGGCCGCACAAGCTGGGAAGTCCACGGGGCCAACCACCTGCTCGACTGCGAGGTCGGCGCGGCGGCCTGCGTCCATGTCGATTGGGCACCGAACATGCGCCAGGCCCTGACCCAGCCGGATTGGCGCACCGTGCGCCAGGCCCTGACCCATCGCCCTGAAATCCAGGCCCCCCTGCGCGGCCGCGTCATCAACCCCAACGCCCGGAGATAAGCATGTCCAAGCCAGCCCTCAAACCGCCCGTGGACATCACCACCCTGCGCGCCATCGTGCGCGTGATGCAGTCCGGCGGAGCCGTGGACTTCGATCCCGAACGCGGCGTCATCTGCAACCTGTGCGGCCACCACGCCCAAGGCAAGGGCCTGGGAGTGACCAAGACCATGTACCAGTCCGGCGGCCTGCGCGAGAGATACCACACCTGCCCCAACTGCGGCCGGCGTTTCAAGAGCGTCGAGGCCCGGGCGGAATATCACAAACCCGCTTCTGGTCCTGAAACGACTAAAACAACGTCAACGATTAGTTTACGCCATAAACAGCAGCAAGGAGATAGCCCATGCACATCATGCCCAAAAAACTGACGGACCTCGAACCCTACGCCCGCAACTCCCGCACACACAGCCCGGAACAGGTCGCGCAGCTCGTGGCCAGCATCAAGGAATTCGGATGGACCAACCCGGTCCTCATCGACGAGCACGGCGGCGTCATCGCCGGACACGGCCGCATCATGGCCGCCCGCGAACTGGGCATGGAAGAGGTGCCCTGCATCGTCCTGGCCGGCCTGACCGAGGCCCAGAAGAAGGCATACATCATCGCCGACAATAAGCTGGGGCTGAACGCCGGGTGGGATGAAGAGATGCTGCGACTGGAGATGGAGGACTTGCAGGGGCTTGATTTTAGGTTGGAGCTGACCGGGTTTGCAAACCTGGTCGACGACATGTCTTTGCGCCGAGAGGTCGCCATGGAACCACTTCCAGGAGTCAAGGAAGAGGATTTGCGGCCCTTTTCGAGGACATTTTTTTTGATCGAAGTCCATCCGTCAGACATAGGCATGGTTCAGGCGGAACTCGACGCGCTGCGTGCCAAGGGGGTGAAAATTGAGCAAAGTAGTAATTAAAAAGCGGGACAACTCCAATTTCTCTGACAAGACTGCGCTGCGCCTCCAGGAATGCATGCGCTTTCACGGTGGCCCAGTCCGCGTTTTGGACTGCTTTCACGGGGAGGGTAAATTGTGGGCGGATGTCGCAGAGCTTTACCCTGGAAAAATCAATCTCGTGGGCATTGAAAAAGAACGCGGAAAAAGCCCTTTCACGGTGCTTGAAGGCGACAATCAAAAATTTTTGCCTGCCATGGACTTGTCCAGATTCGACCTCATCGACTTGGACGCCTATGGAAGCGTGTCCAAACAATTCATGTCTGTCGTACGGAACCCGACATTTGGCGGATGCCCTATTTTTATTACGGAAATCACCACTTTTTTGGGTGCCATCCCCCGTGAAGTCACAGGATCAAACAGCCTCCATCATTTTTACAAGAAAAACAGAACCGTATTAAGATCGCTCTATTACCCGTTGCTGTTCGAGATGTTCAGAAAATACGGGGCAAAAAAAATTAAATACATCCAAAGAGACAAGGGTCCAAGCCGAAAGCTGTATGGAGTCCTTTATTTTTAGTTGAAAAAAACATGCGCGAAGGCCCAGAAAATGGGCCTTCTTTTTTTCATAGCTATTTGATTTTGTTGATTTTTTTCTTGCACTCCCCTTGAAAAACCTGCTATCTTTTTTCTGTGGCAAAAAATCAACCCAGGAGAAAATCACCATGGCTATCATTTATCAACCTCGCGGACGCGCCCTTGAGTATGGCCCCCTGGCCGCCAATCTTTACGACGGCTGCACTCACGGATGCCTCTATTGCTACGCCCCCAGCTGCCGCCAAAAACGCCGGGAAGACTACCACGCCCTGGCAAAGCCCAGAAAAGACATCATTAAATTGCTCGAAAAGGACGCCCGTGACTACCAGGGCCAGGAAGTTTTTTTGTGTTTTACCTGCGACCCCTGGCCGGCCGACACCGAGATTCAGCTTGCCGGGCAGGCCATTGACGTCCTGACAGGGGCAGGGGTCAGGGCGCGGACACTGACAAAAGCCGGGCGGCGGTCCATGGCCGACATCCCGGCACTTGTCCGAAACGGCGGGGCATACGGCGCGACCATGACTTTTATGGACCAGGCCAAGTCGGCCCACTGGGAGCCCATGGCCGACACGCCTACGGGAAGGATCGAGGCCCTCGCCGCCGCGCACAGTGCCGGAATTGAGACATGGGTCAGCCTGGAGCCCGTCATCGAGCCCGCCGAATCATTGCGGATTATCGAGGCGACTCACGAGATCGTCGACGTCTACAAGGTCGGGACTCTCAATTACAATCGCGCCGTGGCCGGGGGTATCGACTGGCCGAAATTCGCGCGCGAAGTTCGGGATATGCTTCAAAAATTCGGGAAAAATTATTATCTCAAGGCGGACTTGAGGAAGTATTTACCCGAAAACATTAATAATAATTTCTAAACAATTTATTGTTTAGAAATTGATAACAAATAAACAATACGCTAATAATCAAATCAACAAGAGGCAACCAACCCCCCCCCGGCGGCAACCGGGACCAAAAACAGGAGCAGCATCATGGCAACCATCACACTAGAAACTTACGCTTACAACCAGCGCCGCTACGGCAAGCCGTGGATAGCCCGAGTCGATTTCTCCAGCAGCTCGCGGGGAGACTTTGCATGGGGCGAGTGGGCCGGGGACCACATGAACGGTGGGGCCGGTGTGCTGAGCGTCAACGTCAACCCCGGTGACATCGTCGCCAAGGGCCAGAAGGATTTCCGCAACGAAAAAAATTCAGCGGCCGAGTTCTTTATCGTACTGCCTGACCTAACGCTCAACTCTCTCGGCGACAAGGGCTCGGCATACAAGCACTACCTGGCGACCAAGAGTCAGGCGCCAGACCGCGAGGCGCTGATTTACGAACGCGCCAGCCTCGTGGCCAGAATCTCGGAAATCGACGCGCTGCTGGCATAAGCAACACAGGGGGCCACCCGGCCCCCGTCACTACCCCCTGACGGCAACCGGGACCAAAAACAGGAGCAGTATCATGAAGAGTATCACGGTAAAAACGCTTTGCGGACACAATGACGCCACCACGACCCTTGCGCCGAATGGATCACCGCTTGGAAATTTCCGCACCGCATCCTTACAGGTGCGACGCATCAATAATGTGCCCGACGACGTAGCCCCGTCCGCCGTGGTCAAGGCATTCCGGGAGACGGTCGACATCAGTTGGCTCGGGGGCAGGGAGGGGCAACTGGAATTCGATTTCGCGGAAATCGGTGGCGGAAAGATCATCCGATAACCCGCCTCCGGGAGCCCCAGGCTCCCGGCTTCCATCGCTGCCGGGAAATCGGTCCAGGCCGCGAAGAAGCCGACAGGAGGATGAATATGCCTTATTTTTACGCGGAAATCCGGGGCGGGGATGTGATCAATAGCGCGACGAACTGGCAGGAACTCAAGGCCGCCGATCTCAGATCTGCAAAAAAGGAGGCTGATAACAGCCAGTTTTTCACGGGGACAAGCCTGTATGTTGCGAAACAGAAGGACGGCGATTTCAAGGTCGTATCAGAGAAGGTGTCAGACCCCATCAACATGAATCTGTCCGAAAAATGGCGCGACGTGGCCGAAGAGTCTGGCGAAGATTACGAGAGCGGCGACCTATTCTGACAAAAATTTACTGCCGCACAGGCAGCCATGGAAGCCAAAAAAAGATACCGGAGATATTTATGCCCCTCTTCCCCACCGAAATTTTAGACGCCTACTCCCGTCGCTACCCCCAGGCGTGGAAGCAGATGGAAATGTTCCGCCAGGACAAGGGCGTTCCCACGTTCGTCAACTGGGCGGACTGGTGCTGGGTCCCGGTTGCCGGGGCCTATGCCGTTGTCTCCGGCGGAGGGTCGGGTCTCGTTCCTCCGGAGCACATCCCCGACGTGGCCATGATCCATGCCCTGGCGACCTGGCGGCTATCCCAGGGCATCTACAGGTTCGAGCCAGAGATGTACGAGCAAATAGCGTCCACGCCCATGTCCGGCGAGATCCCCATGGAAACGCTGCTGCGCCTGCCCGAATGGTGCGTCTATATCGAGACGCCAAACGACCCGCTCATGCCCGGATTCTGGGCGCTCCTGGAAGAAGATCAGAACGCCGGACATGTGGAACTGCGCATCGTTGGCGTTTCAGACGGCATTGTTTACCTGCTGCCTATCCATCTACGCGTCGGCGCGAGCCTGGCGGACTGTCTGGAGGACACGACCAGGTACACGGTCATGCAGGGACTGCTCTCTATGAACCAGACGGCAGATATATCCGTTTTTGAAGCAGCCAGAAACAACGCGCCAAATTTTGCCAAGGACGTCGCGCGCTACGTCAACCTGGTTCTTTATCTCTGCGCCGACGCCCCGGACCTCGGCGGCGAACTGCCGCAGAAAGCGGACTACATGAAAACCAAAAAAGGCCATCGCTGGTTCCCTGCCAAAAAACCCAAAGTCTGGGAAGCCGGGTATCGCGTGGCCAAATGGCTGCGCGCCGCGCGCGAAAGCGCCGCCTCCAGGGGCGACGGCGACACTGGCCGCCAGGTAACCCCCCACGTCAGGCGCGCGCACTGGCACGGATTTTGGTGCGGTCCCCGCTCCGACCAATCAGCCCGCCGCTTCGGCCTCAAATGGTTGCCGCCGATCCCGATAGGATTTTCCGCATCCGATCTGGACAAGCTCATACCGACCGTCAAACGCGTCGATTAAAGAGGTATGCGATGAAACCGAAAAAATTTACCTCGGTCCACCCAGGGCTGCCTGGCAGCTTCCTCACTGTCGTATTCACCGACCATCCGCCGGTGGACATCATAAAGGACAAGTGGCCGGTCATCGCGCACGGCAGCTACAAAAATCACGATATACAGGAAGAATTTCAGGAACGTCGATGGGAAGCGGGCATATACGCCCGCCAGCACAATGACGAGCGAGTCCTTGTTTATGGCATCTATGAGCACCACACCTCGTTCCATGGTGAATCCTGTTTTTCCACTCGGGCCGGAGAAATGCCGAAACACACGCGAGAAGATATTATCGAGGCAATCACCCTGGTCGGAAAAACCATGGTAAAATCGGCGGAATCCGCAGGGTTCGATTTCAAAAATCATATCAACGCCGCCGTGCGCGACTGCATCAATAATCTGCCACAGGAGCAAAAAAATGGCTGAACGCCAGCAAAACAAAAAAAAATCCATCACCTTCTCAGTCCCGGACCAGTTCGTCGCCATCCTGGAAAGCCGGGCCGATCTGTTCACCGGCATGAACCGCTCCAGCCAGCTCATGCTCGACCTGGAGACCTACTGGGCCATCCTCGAAAACGGCCTGTCCCGCGCCCGGCGCGTGCTGACCCGCCGCGAGGCCAAGATGGTCCTGGACATCCAAAACGGCTCTTGGCTCGGCTCTGGTCCCGAGGCTGTCATGTGGATGCAGTCCGGCCTGATCCACAACGTCTACGACGGCATCTACCTGAACGCCGCCGACGAAAAATGGAGCGTGGACGGCAAAGCCGTGCTGGCCAAGCTGAACGAAATGGGCGACGTCCCCCGCCTCGCCCTGGCCGACTGGGCGCGCCGCATGTGGAGCCACTACCAGGACAACGAGCTGTGGGAAGCGGAACTCGCCAAATTCCAACTCGACCCCACTCCGGAACTGACCGACGAAGAACACCTCGCCAACGCCGTGGAACGCCTGAACGCCAAACCGTAAGGACGAAAATTTTTTCTCCCCTACAATTGCCTGACCCGTCCCGTCCCCCCACCAAGGCCCGCCCCACGCGGGCCTTCCCCGTTCCTCCAGCCCCGAAAAAAAAATGACGCGTTTCCTATCATAGGAAACATGTTATTGTGCGCGCCCTCCGTTCCGTGATTTTTTGCGGCAAAAGTACCGCACCTAAAATCCACGGAGCCACCTTGGCCTTGACCACTGCCCAGATCGACGCCGCCATTGAAGCAATCCTGACCACCGGACAATCCGTGACCGTGGACGGCGTGACCTATACCCGAGCCAATCTGGCGGACCTGCGCAGCCTGCGGTCCGAGGTTGCCGTGGAAACGGCCAACTCTACCCAGGGCCACCTGTTTTCCCGCTCCCTGGTTGGAGCGCTGCGCCGATGAAACCATACCTCAGAAGCCGCCGCCCGGCCCTTGGCCGCACCGCCCACCGCGCTGGCGCGTCCATCCAGGGGCACCTGGCCACCTGGACCCGCTCCATCGTGGACCAGCGCGTGGCCGAAATGGAAAAGCGCCGCATCTCCGACCGCGCCCTAGACCTCTACACCAACGACGCCATGGGCCACGGCCTCCTGGAATCGCTGATCGTGGAAGTCGTCGGCATCGGCCTGACCCCGCAGTTCGACCCGGACCACGAGGCCCTGGGTCTGACCCAATCCTGGGCCGACGAATACACCGCCGCCCTGTCCCGTCTGTGGAGCCGCTTTGGCCTGGATTGCCGCAACTGGGCCGACGCCCAGCGCCGCCTGGACATCTACAGCTTGCAGCAGCTCATGTTCTTTTGCTGGAAGCTGACCGGCATAGGCCTGGCCCAGCTCCGCTGGAAGGAACAGGCCGCAGCGCCCACGCCCCTGTGCGTGCTGCCCATAGACTCGGCTCGCCTGGTCACGCCTTCGGACAGCCCCACCGAGTCCATCTACGACGGCGTGGAGATCGACGAAGACGGTGCGCCCGTGCGCGTCTGGCTGGCCAAGCCCGAGCACATCGCTGCCTGCAAGACCAGCTACACCGCCGCCGAGTGCCAGCCCTTCCCCGTGCGCGACGAAAAAACCGGCCTGCCGCTCATTCTCCTGGTCACGGCCGTGCGCTCCATCGCCGAGTACCGGCAGGACTCCATTTTCGGCCCGATGATGGAAGAGTTGCGCAACAACAACGATTTCATCGGGGCGGCAGTGTTGCGCGCCGTCCTGTCCAACCTGTTCGTCATGTTCCTGGAAAACTCCGGCGCCGACGCCAAGACGAATCTCGAAGAGCGCATCGTGGAAATGGACAAGGGCATGATCGTTCAGGGCGGCCGTCAGGAAAAGCCCTACTTTTTCAGCCTCGAAAACGCGCCCGACGGCTACCGCGTCATGTTCGACAGCATCGTGGACCGCCTGGGCATGGCCACGGTGCGCGGCGCGGAAAACATCACGCGCAAGTACCAGGCCAGCTACAGCGCGAGCAAAGCGTCCATGGTCAAAGCCCAGCAGGCCAACGTGACCGATCACATGACGCTGAACAACTCTTTCAACCAGCCGCTCCTCATGTGGCTGGTCTACTGGGGCGTCCTCTCCGGCAAGCTGCCCGTCCCGGCCCGCTCCGAGCTGGTCCAGGACCTTTTCGAGCTGTCCATGTGCCGATGGATGCCCCAGCCCATGCCCGAGATCGACCGCGCCAAACGCGCCACGGCCATCAAGACTGAGCTTGAAACCCACCAGACCACCTACTCCGACCACTACGGCGAAAAAAGCGAGGACTGGAAGAAGCAGCTCCGCCAGCGCGCCATCGAAGCAGCATACATCAAAGATCTGGAAACGGAGTTCGGCGTCAGCCTGGCCGTGCCGATAAACGGCCAGGTCATTGCCGAGCCGGAAAAGGAAAATTCGGACGGAACAGACAAGGAAACCGAATGAGCAAGACACGCATCGCTGAAATCCTGGCCTCCAGCGTCTGGGCGCTGACCCCGGCCAAGCTGGACGAGGTCGGCCTCTTTGTCGAGGCCCTGCTCCTTGGCCGCACGCCCGGCTGGGACGCCGCCAAGGACGTTGACTTGGAGGCCGCCGCCTCCCCGGCCGGTCCCGCGCTGGCCTCCCGCTACAACATCCAAAGAGACGGAACCGCCGTCATCCGCGTCGAGGGCATCATCGAGCGCCGCGCCAACATGGTCGGCAATTTTTCCGGCGGGACCTCCACGCAGATGATCGCCCAGGCCATCGTCGACGCGGCGGCAGACGAGGACGTCAGCGCCATCGTGCTCGACATCGACAGCCCCGGCGGCTCCGCCCTGGCCCCGGCCGAAGTGGCCGCCGCCATCGCCACGGCCCGGCAGTCCGTGCCGGTCATCGCCTGGACCGGCGGCCAGATGTGCAGCGCCGCCTACTGGATAGCCTCCGCCTGTGACGCCCGCGTGGCCATGGACACGTCCATCGTCGGTTCTATCGGCGTGGCCGCCGTGCATTACGACCGCAGCGCCAAGGATGCCAAGGATGGTATCACCCGCACCGTCCTGTCCGCTGGAGCCTACAAGCGCATCGCGTCCGACGAAAAGCCCCTGACCGAAGAGGGCCGGGCCTACATGCAGACCCAACTCGACACGTATTACACCCTTTTTGTTGACGCCGTGGCCGAAGGTCTCGGCGTCACGGCCGAGGACGTGCTTGAACGCATGTCCGACGGCCGCATCTTCATCGGCTCCGAGGCCCTGCAAGCTGGCCTCGTTGACCATATCGGCAATTTTGAAATGGCCCTGGAAGTCGCCAGGGAAAAAAGGAGAAGCACCATGACCAAGCAAAGCGACGTGAAAACGTCCCAGCTCTCCGGCGTGACCCTGGAGACCCTTACCCAGGAACGCCCGGACCTGATCGACCAGATTGCAGCCCAGGCCAAAGCGGACGGCCAGGCCGCCCTTGCCACCGCAGTGGCCGACGCCATCGCCGCCGAACGCGGCCGCGTCGTCGAGATCCTGGAGGCCGATGGCGACCAGGCCGTGACCCTGACCGCCATCAAGGACGGCACCCCGGCAGCGGGCGTGTTTAAACTGCTCTACCAGGCCCAGACCAAGGCCAAGGCCGACGCCCTGGGCGACGTCAAAAAGTCCATGGAAGCGAGCGCCGAAGCAAAAGGCCAGGCCAAGACCGACCGCGACGCGCCCGACGCCGTGGACAAGGAGCGGCAGATCGCCGTCAAGACAAAGGAATACATGGCCGCCAACGCGGGCGTCTCGTTCGAGAAGGCCGTGGCCGCCGTGCTGTCCGCCAACCCTGACCTGTCCCTCGACCAGTAGGAGGTCACTATGTCCTGGACTGAAGGAAACCCCAGCTTTGTGGCCGGTGAGGACCTGGAAAGATACCGCCGCGTCAAAGTCCATACCGACGGCACGCTCATGTATGCCGACGCCGACGACCCCGGCGACGGCGTGACCCTGTACGCCGTGGACACCGGAGACGTGGCCGCCATCACACCCCTGACCTCCGCCGCGTCCGTGGAGATCGAAGCCACCGAAGCCATCGGCCTGGGCGTGACCGCCTACGCCGCAGCCGACGGCAAGGTGCAGCTCCTGCCCTTCGCGGCGGGCACGTACTACAAGGTCGGCAAGGCCCTGGAAGCATCCGCCGCTGCGGCCGACGCCATTGAAATCCTGCCCCGCCAGGTCGGCCAGGCCGTAACCGTCGAATAAGAGGAGAACATAGATATGCAACCCAAGAAAGGAACCGCCCAGCCCCGTCCGATCCTCTCGGCGGCCGCCACCCAGGTCATGACCAACGCGCCCCTGAACGGTTTCGTGGCCACGCGCCTGCTGCCCTATTTCACCGTGCCCGAGGCGGCCGGTATCTACCCGGTCATCCCGGCCGCCGCCCTGTTCAACGTGCCCGAAACCAAGCGCGGCGAACGCGGCGCCTATTCGCGCTCCACGGAAGATTTCGAGTCCGGCCATTTCAAGACACGTGAGAACGGCCTCGAAATGCCCGTGGATCGACGTTTCGCGGCCATCTACAAGACCATGCTCGACCTGGAGATGTACATCACGCGCCTGAACTTGGCCAAGATCCTGCGCGCCCAGGAGGTCCGCGTGGCGGCCAAGGTGTTCAATACGAACAACTACGCGAGTACCGGGGCCAGCGCGGCCTGGGACGTGGCCGGAACAGACATCAAGGGGGACCTCGACACCGGCCGCCTGCTCATGCGGGCGCGCGGCATCGAGCCCAACGCCCTGGTCCTGTCCGACGCCCTGTACCGCAAGATCACCAAAAACACCCTGGTCCTGGCGGCCGCCAAGGACATGTTCCCCGACGCCGCCAAGACCGGAACCGTGACCAAAGCCATGGTCGAGGCCTACCTCGAAGTGCCCGAGATCATCATCGCCGGGGCCATGAAAAACACGGCCAACCGCAACAAGGCGGCAAGCCTGTCCGACATCTGGCCGAACACCTACGCCATGCTGGCCCGCGTGGCTTCCGAGGACGACGACATCACCGAACCCTGCATCGGCCGCATCATGCGCTGGAACGAGGGAGCAGGAGACGAGTTCGTGGCCGAAACCTACTACGATGACAGCGTGCGCGCCGACATCGTGCGCAACCGCCACGACACGTCCGAGGTCCTCTTGCAGTCCATCAACGAAGACAACGGCACCGTGCTGTCCAAAATCAGCTACTACGCTGGCCTGATCTTCACCGGCGTCAAGACCACCTAACCTCAAGCCGCCCATTGAGATAGGCCCGGTCGGGACCTCCTGACCGGCCGGGCCGCACTACCGGAGAAACACCATGGCGGATTTCGCGGACATCGCAGCGGAAGCATCAACCAAATTTCGGGACGCCGCCCTTCAGGCGCACTCCAGCAGTAAGCCCAGGCCATCCGGCCGCGCTTCCCTGACCTGCTGCCAGGACTGCGACGAGCCCATCCCCGAGGCCCGCCGCAAGGCGGAACCTGGCTGCACCCGCTGCACCGCCTGCCAGGAGCTGGAAGACAAGCTTTCCCGCGCAACCCATAGGAGCACCCCATGACCAAAGTCGCAGACTGCCGCCGCGTCCAAGTGACCTTCGAGGCAGCCGGAACACCAACCGCAAAATTTCTGCTCCTGGGCGACCGTGGAGCCATCCGGAGCCGCGCGTCCTTAAGCCTTGTCCAGACCACGGGCGAGACCTTCGTGACCCTTCGCCGCTACGATCCCGAAGACAACGAGACAGTCATCCGGGAAGTGCGCACCTCCGATAGCAAGGACTTGGAAATTATCTGTACCGGTTACTACGACATGATCGTGCAGACAGTCGATTTCGACGGCGAAGTGCTGGTCACTGTGGAGCAGCATCAATGATTGCAGGGATCGGCAAGCAACTCGAGTACCAAGGAGCGCAGGCATGAGTGATGCGGATTGGATCAAGTTTCTGCTCGGCGCGATCATTACGCTGATATGCTCCTGGGTGTCGTACATCGCAGGGGCTCGTGGGAAGATGACCGAAGCGTCATGTGCCAAATGTCAGGACACATGCAAGCGCGAATTAAACGCGCTTCTTGATGCCATCAAAGCCAAACAGGATGAGTTGTCTGCACGGCAAGACAAGTCGGATGACGAGATCGGCAAGAAGCTGGACATCCTCTTCCGCATGCTCCGCGCAACGATCCTGCGCCTGCCAATCGACGAGAACATCAAGACGGAAATACTCAACGAGAGAGGCTCAAAATGAAACGCATGAATTTACAGATCCGAATGCTCTGGTGCGCGATCTTCGCGGCCATCCTGCTGGCCATGGTCTGGGCGCTCTCTCCGCAGCAGGGGCCGGTCATCGTCTGGAAGCAGACCCTTTTACTGCTGTCCGCATTCACGGGATACTGGATCCATCGCTGGATTTTCCCATACGCCCGCCCGGACAGATTTCTGACCCGCGACGGCACGGTCATGGTCAATCACAAGCGGGTCTTTGCGGCGGCGCTGATTTGCCGCGCCATCGTTGTCGGCTGCGCCATGCTCGCCGTGGGGATGGGCTTATGAACTGGCGGCTGATCCTCTGCCTGGTGTTCTGTCTGGCCTTCTGGACAACGGTCTATCGCGTGGCCATCGCCGCTCCGGTCATCCCGCAGCAGGCACACAAGCATCGCGCCATGCTGACGCGCGAAGCCCGGGCTCAGTGGGGCATGGACGCACCTATCGCCACCTTCGCCGCGCAGATCCACCAGGAATCTGCCTGGCGCGAAGATGCGGTGTCCAAGGCCGGAGCCCAGGGCCTCGCGCAATTCATGCCCGCAACGGCCACATGGCTGCCACAGATCGCGCCGGAAACCGGAGATCCCATGCCGTTTTCACCAGGCTGGTCCATTCGCGCCATGGTCACCTATGACCGATGGCTTTACCGCCGCGTCGGCGCTTGGACGGACTGTGACCGATGGGCCTTTACCCTGTCCGCTTACAACGGAGGGCTCGGCTGGGTGCAGCGGGACAAGGCATTGACACTGTCAAAGCACATGGACCCCAACAAGTGGAGCCATGTTGCCTTGCACAACGCCGGCCGCAGCGCCGCAAATTTTCGAGAAAATCGAGGGTACCCTGCTCGCATTCTTGGACCGCTCACAAACTTATACAGGGCGGCAGGATGGGGAAAGGGGGGCTGTGATGATTAAGGCCCTCATGTCTCTATTCACCGGCCAGCGGTCATGGATTCCGCTGGCCGTCATGACCGCCCTGTTACTTGCCGCATGCGCCTGGATCTACGTGCAGGACCTGCGCATGGACGCGATCCGCGCCGACTCGGCTCGGCAGATCCAGGCCGAGCAGGCCGCGCACAGCGCGACCAGGTCGGAGCTGACCCAGGCCCGCGCGGATATCGTCCGCCTGCAAGTTGCGCTTGATGCCGCGCACAACTCAACGGACGCCGTGCAGAACAGCCTGCGCGACGCCCTGGCCCGTGAAGCCGAAGCGATCAGCGCCGCCGTGGCCCGCAAGCAGATCCTGGATCAGATGCGCACGCGGACCAGAACCGAGCCGGAAACCCTGGAGGTAGTCGACGATGCGACACGCGCTGCTGTTGCTGCTCGCCTTAACCGGCCTCTGTAGCTGCGGGCCAAAACAGGCCCCGGTGATCGTGACCGTGCCCGTGGCCCTGTGCCCGGCACCTTCAGCGCCGGCCCTGCCGGAGATCAACGCCACCCTGCCCCTGGACAGCCCTGAAAATGTCGAGGCGCTCATGATCCGGGACGACATGCTTCGGTCGTACGTGCGGGGCCTGCGGTCATCCCTTGACTGCTACCAGGCGCAGGCGGGCCAAGAATAATGGGGGCCACTCTGCACTGGACAGAGGCTCAGATCCGTCTCGGCTCCGAGCACCACGTATACGGAGACCCGTACGAAGCAATCCTGACTGTGCAGCGGATCGGCGACACAGCGCATCTATCCGGCGGATGCGGAACAATGCCGCGCAAAGCGCAGCGGGACATTTTTCGCCTGCTCAAAGCGGCGGGGATCAAGCGATTGGTGTGGGAGCGGATAAAGGATGGCAAGCGGAAGAGTGTTGAAGTTTCGGTAGCGTGAACAGACAGGAGATAGACCAGATGGCGATACCAGACGACGTTCGAAATATGTTGATCCAATTAGGGCAGCCGGTGACGTGGACCACCGCCGCTGGCGTGTCCACGCCTGGCGTTCCGGCGCTCATCACCGAGCAGTCCGAGAGCAAGACCGACGTGTCCGGGCGGCCCCAGCGGGTTGTCCAGATCCGCGTCAGCAAAGCCGACGTGCCAGCTGTTGGCTATCGCGACACGTTCACAGAAGCAGACGGCGTCGCGTGGTCCGTGGTTGACGTCAACCGGGTCATCAATGACCGCACTGCAGGCACCTGGCGAGTGATCGTCGAGAGCGGCGTGAGGGGCAAGAAGTGAGCGAATTCACGCCGGACAGCTACATCACCACGAGTAAGTGGGTTGAGCGCCAAGTCAACGGCGAGTTCACAATGGTGCTCCAAAAACGTCGCAACCCCGTCTATTTCGACAAAGCTTTCGGCGTTCGCATGGACGTCCTTGACGGCGGAGGTGAGTACCTGCGGCACCTAGCCAAAGAGTTCCCGACCGAGTTCAATCGCGCTCTCAAGTCCATCGGATACCAGTTGCGCATCAAGATGCTGACAGCCTTGCGTCAAGGCGGCTCCAGGTCTGCAAAGTGGAAATTAATGTCCGGGGTGAAGGAGCAGAAGGACTCCAGCATCAAGGGCGGCGAACGCCTGCGAAAGACACGCGCCCGCTCTTTTTACGGGCAACTCGGCAGGGCCGGAGGGCAGGTCGGAAAGTCGCCAATCGCCTACGTCGTCAGCAAGGCAGACTCGACGGTCAAGGTTGGGTGGATGTCATTTCAGTCTCGCAAGCTCGCTGCCCAGCTGCAGGACGGGTACGACATCCCGGTCACGACTAAAATGCGAAAACATTTCTTTGCCTCAGGGCTCGGTCTCGACAAGACGTCCATCAATGTTCCTGGCCGCCCGCTCGTCCAGCCCGTCTGGGATGATGACGGGAAGGATCTGCTGCGTAAATTCGAGCTACGCATACATGCCTACGTCCGTGGCTTTTCTGGCAAGAACGCAACAGCATACGTGAGGGACAATCTGTGATTACAAACTCGGATCTGGCGAACAAGTTCAGCGATCACCTTTTGGCCGACGCCACGCTGACGGCTGTCTGGGTGGAGGACACAGGCGAAGAGCCAAAAATCATCATCGGCGAAGACACGCGCAACATGCCCGGGGACGATGACGCCCCTTGCATCGTCATCGTCCCAGGGACGAACCGGGGCGGCCAGGAGTCGTCCGAGTATGTGTATTCGGTGTCGGTGGACTGGCTGATCTCGGATGATACCGTCACAGAGTCCGGGCGCTCAAAAAAATACAACGGGCTGCTCAAGTCGGACAGGCTTGGCGAGGCAATATGGACAAGCCTGTGCGGAGCATCGTCAATGATAGCCCTGACCGATAGGACTTTCGCGGTCGCTGCGCTGGAGCGGTTCCCGCTGTTTTTAGGCATGATGGACATCACAATCAACGTGCCCCAGCTCATCGGGGCGGAAATAACCCTCTAGGAGGTGCCCCATGGAACAAGCACGCGGCTACAAAAGCCAGGTCGTTATTGATTTCGAGGATGCGTTTGGGCAGGACCCGGCAACCCCTGCTGGCATCCTCATGCCCATCAACTCGTGGGACGTCAAAGCAGAGCGCAACCTGACGACCCCGCAAACCATTACCGGCTCCCGTAACCCGGTGCAGCCCATTCGCGGAAACCTGACCGTGGGCGGCAACGCGGTGGTCCCCGTGGACTACCTATCCTTTGGATGGTGGCTCCGCGCCATGTTCGGCCCGCCCACAACGACCGGAACCGGTCCGTATGTCCACACCTTTAAACTGGGCGACACTCAGCCATCCCTGGTGGCCTGCAAAAAGGAAGTCGTCGGTGCGACCAGCTATTACACCAAGCAGAACGGCATCAAGATCAGCACGCTTGGTCTGACCGTGGGCGGAGACGGCGAACTGACCGCAAGCCTGGGCGTGGTCGGAGCCACGGAAGACGAGACGGGCACCACCGCTTACGACGAAACTCCGTCCAGCAGCGGCTTTGCCCGGGCGCAAAACTTCCAGAGCAGTATCACCGAGGGCGGGTCCAGTATCGCCACGGTCACGCAGCTCGCCATCAACGCCAACATGGGCCTTGATACAAGCCAGTATGTTGTCGGTGGCGGCGGCGTGCTGGGCGACATCCCGGAAGGTATCGTCAGCGTTGACGGCTCCCTGACCGCACTGTTCAGCGATCTGACCCTGGCGGGCAAGGCCTATGACGGCACGGAGTCAGCGCTGATACTTACCCTCACAGACGGCACACACACTCTGGCCGTGCATGTACCCGAACTGGAATACAAGCTGGCCGGGCGCTCTCTCAGCGGACCCGGCGGCGTGATGCAGGAACTCGGCTTTGTCGGATTTTTCGGCGACGGGGCCGACGCCAGCGTGCTCAAGGTCGTGTTGACCAACAGCATCGCCAGCTACGCATAACCATCACCCTCGGGCGGTGGCGGACGCGGGGGCGGTAGTCGCTCCCCGTCCCATCGTCCGGATCATAAGGAGCGACCTATGTTTGAAATCACACTGCCTGAAAGCGGCAAAGTCCACCCACTCAAATCACTGAGCAGGCCGCAAGTAAAAGAAGTGCAGGCCGTGGCCGCTGGACTGATCGCCGGGACCATGTCCGCCACCGACTACCAGGACAAGGTGATCGGCATGGCCTACCCAGACCTGACGCCCGAAGTTCTCGACACCTGGGCCGGGGCCGACGCCGCGCACCTGGCGAGAGTCACGGCAGACTACTCCATCCTTGGCCCGGCATCCATAAAAAACTCCTTGAGGTCTGGCGATGGCACGGCGACGGCCTGACCTATTGCCAGGCCTGCATCAAGGCCGCGGAGCAATCCGGGAAGCGTCTCAAATGCGATTCGTGCCCTGGGCGCCGACCGGAGCTGAACCATGACAACGAGCCCTCCTGGACCTTGTGGGTCATGGTCCAGACCCAATGGCGGGTCGGCCTGTCCGGGCCCATCGGGCTGGACTATTCCGCAGTCTGGCTGGTGGCCGAGTCCATGGACATAGAGATGCACGCGGCTAACCTGGGCCGCATAAGAGCCCTGGAACGCGAGGCCCTTGAACACATGAGGAAAGCATGAGCCCTTCAACGACCCAGATCATTATCAGTGGCAAGGACCAGCTCTCCAGCGTCGTGGCGGATGCCGGGCGCAGGATGGGCACGGAGTTGCAGCTCATGCAGCGTAACGTGCTCAACCTGCAGAATGCCTTTGTCGGACTGGCCGGGGCCGCCGCTCTTGGCCAGATCCGGCAATCGTATGGCGAGTACGACGCCGCCTTGCGCGACATGGGCAAGGTTACAGAAGAATCCATGGGCGTGATTGCGGCGAAGATTGGAGAGGTCCCCGCCGAACTGGGCAACGCGACAGAGCTGATTCAGGGGTACTACCAGGTCATTTCGGCAGGCATTACAGAGCCGGTCAAGGCAATGGATACTTTGACTGACAGCACCAAGGCAGCCAAGGCTGCGCACGTTGCTCAGGCCGAGGTTATCAAGGGCGTCACAAAGGTCATGGCCGGGTACGCTGGAGACGTGAAGACTGCGGCAGATGCTGCAGATCTTTTGTTTACGATTGAAAAACAAGGGCAAACGTCATTCGCCGAGTTGATCCCAGTCATCGGCGACGTGGCCGCAATATCGAAACAGCTTGGGGTCGAGCAGCAAGAGATGGGTGCAGCCCTTGCTGCCGTGACTCTGACAGCTGGAAGCACAAGCCAGGCTGCGACCCAGTACCGCATGATGCTCGTCAACCTCATGAAGCCCACCAAGGACATGCAGGAGGCCCTGGACGGGATCGGGGCCAGTTCGGGCCAGGCTGCCATAGAACAGTTTGGCCTTGCAGGCACGCTGGCTAGACTCCAAGAGTACGCCACAAAATCTGGAAAATCAGTAGCTAAGCTCTTCGAAAGCTCCGAGGCGCTTCTTGCCGTAGCCGCACTCTCACGCGGTGAATTTGCGCAATACAACACGAATTTGCAGGCTATGGAACAGCGAGCAGGGGCTGCCGATAAGGCGTTCCAAAAGTGGAAGGAATCAACTCAAGCCGTTGATGACTTGTTCCGCAACACGATGACGAACACACTGATCAAGATCGGCGATGAAATCATGCCGATGGTCAATGACTCGGTGCGCGAATTCGCAGAATTTGTTGCGGCCCACGACGACGAGATCGCCGGGACATTCGGGGAAATGGCCGAGTACGGCAGGCAGATTGGAACTGCCTTGGTGCCGGCGCTCAGGGATGTTGGCGGTGTTTTGACCGACAGCGTGATCCCAGCAGTTGCCCAAGTAGCTGAGGTTGGAAAGGAAATACTTTCTTTGGTTCCAGAAGAATATCAGTCCGCCGTCGGGGGCGGGATTCTCGGGTATGCGCTACTTGGGCCAAAGGGCGGGGCAATTGTCGCCAAGGTTCTTGCCCTCACTGCGGCGGCCAAGACTGCAGCTGAGTACATGCATAGCCTCACGGGGGGTATAGGAGACTTCGAAGATTTTCATGCAGAAGTGCTAGGAAAGGCCGAGAAAGAATACAACAACTTGCTTAGCGGATTATTCTCTGGAGGCGAGGCGGAAAGCCTGGATGACCTACTAAAAAGACGAGAAGATGCGTTAAGAAAAATACGCCAAGCGCAAAAAATTCCAGGCGGGGACAATGGCGCGATGGCACAGCGCGAACTCGACAAAATCGACGATCAAATTGTTGAACTTGAAAAACGAAGACTCGCAGCAGTCCAGGTGGTGGGAAAAACATTTGTCGATGTTTGGCAAACAGTAGAGCGCCAAACATCGACGGGTGTTGCGGCGGTCAGCGGGTCTGTTGCTGCCGCCGTGTCGGGGCTAAGTTCTATGTCCGACGAACAAAAAAACGCCCTTAAAGAACAAGAGCGTCTTTTCGATCAGCTCGACAAGATGCAGCTTGCTGGACGGCTCAAACTCACAGAGTCTCAAGATGGCCTACTCAACCGCAACGCAGGTATGGAGGCAGCAAAGTCCAGAGCCGTGGCATATTTGCGCGACATAAGCCAGGAAGACCTTCAACTCCAGACAGAGTTTGCCGAAAAATACCGCGAGATCGTGCTAGGCGAAACAACTGCCAAGCTGGCGTCCATTGACGAGCAGGCCAGGGCATACGTCGCAGCGGGGAGCGACGAAATAGCCGTAGCACAGTGGGTCGGCCAGGCGAAGCTCGAAGAGTCCAGGGCTTGGTCCGACGGAGCCCGCCGCGGCCTGGCTGAATACGCCGACAGCGCAACCAATGCGGCCCAACTTGCCCAGGACGCAATCACTTCCGGGTTCAGCAGCATGGAAGACGCGCTTGTTGATTTCATCACCACCGGCAAAATAGAGTTTTCCGACCTCGCCGACAGTATCATTTCCGACCTGGCTCGGATTGCAATTCAGCAGTCGATCACTGGCCCCTTGGCGTCTGGCCTCGGCTCTGCGCTGGGTGGCCTCTTTGGCGGCGGCACGTCCGTGGATTCCGTTGGGGCTCCGAAGGTCGGGTACGCCAAGGGCGGCATTCAATCCGGCCCCGGTATCTCCGCTTTCTCGTCGTCCATCGTCTCCAAGCCTACCGTGTTCCCCTTCGCTCGCGGCGTCGGCCTTATGGGCGAAGTTGGCCCGGAAGCCATCATGCCGCTGGAGCGCATGAGCAATAACAAGCTCGGAGTCAACGTCTCCGGAGGTGGCGGGGGTGGCGTCGTGGTCAACATCATCGAAGCCCCTGGCCAGGGTGGCAAGCAGGAACAGCGCAACGAAGGCGGCGTCAACATCATCGAGGTCTTCGTTGAGCAGGTGAAATCGAACATCGCCGGTGACATTTCCAGCGGACGCGGGCAAGTGCCCGCCGCGCTGGCAAAAACATACGGACTCAACCGCGCCGTGGGGAGTTACTAAATGGCTCAATACTGGGAAGGTTGGGCATCAAGCACGGTCGATACGTTCCCGACGGGCTGGACGCGCAGATTTGGCGAACCGACGGCGAACCAGTGGTACGTTAGGGAGGTTGGGGGGGGTCGCCACCTTGAAGTTGGCCTAACCGTTAGCGGCTCATCGCTGCGTCAGATGATCTCGCTTGACGCTGTTGATGCTGATTCGGCCCGGGAAAATTTCGAGGTTGCGTTCAAGTGGCAGTGCGCTTCTGTCGGGTCAAGCCGCCCGCAATTGAAAGGCTGCGGCAGGGCCAGCGGAGACGTGACCGACACCAACGCATATCTCGGTGGTTTTGATAATTCCGGCGGCGGGCACAGGACCCAGAAGTACGTTGGGGGCACGTCGTCTACACTTGTTGCGAGCGCCGACACCGTGCTTGCCGCCACGGATTATATCACCCGCTTCCGCGTCTCCGGGACATCGATCAAGCTCAAAACGTGGCTTGCTAGTGAGCCTGAGCCCTCGGAATGGACCGTTGAAACAACAGACGAGTCTCTAACCGCTGACGGCTGGGTGGGTTTTTTTTGCCTCAACACGACCTACGTTTACAAGGTTGCGTTCGTTGGCATCGCAACAGGCGGAGATACAGCGCCAACAGAAGAGCCCGTTTCCGGAGATGTGACCGCGCCAACGCTGACCAGCCCTACGGCAACGGCTACGGGATCTTCGACGGCTTCGGGCGGCGTAACGACCGACGAGGGCAATGGGACACTCTATTTTCTCGCATCCGCCAACGCGACAGAATCGACGACGACGGTCAAGACAGGTTCTTCTCAGTCTGTCACCGCCACCGGTACGCAATCAATTTCTGTCACAGGTCTGTCTGCGTCAACGGCATATTATCTCCACATGGTCCATCGCGACTCATCTGGCAATGATTCGGACGTTGCGACCTCTGCGCAATTCACGACAGAAGAAGCGTCGTCTTCGCTCACGCTGATCACTACTGGAGACAGCTTCAACGCGCACCCAACAAGCTCGAGCGTAACTGACGCCAGCACTGCAACGCCAATGGTCAATATAGTAGTTCGCGTTATCTACACGGGGTGGCGGCAGTTCCTTTTCAAGGTGACAGGGGCTAGCGGCCGTCGCCCGATTTTTAAGATCGACCCCACCGGCTACGTGAACGTGTTTTCATCGACGTGGCGGCCTTGGTACAGTTACGACGGCATTAACTGGCTGCGGTTCGACACCGCTCCGGTCAACAACACCACAACATGGGATTTCCAGCATTCCGAAGCGTTTACAGATGACAATGTGTGGATTGCGTATCAGCCCGCATGGCCTGTCTCAAGAACACCGTGGTTGATAGGCGAACTTCAGGGCCTCGACTCTTCTTTGGTCCACGAGCTGCCCAGCGCAACGGGGTTTGAATACGCAACGGCGCTCACTGCGCAGACTGACGAGCTTGGCACGACTGTACCGGCGCAGAAAATGTACGCCTTCGGGGTCTGGGATGACACACTTAACCCACTGGACGGAAGCGCAAAGCGCATCGCGATCATCACCGGCAATGTTCACGCAGGGGAGCACATAGGCGCGTGGCCTATGGAGGGGTTTTTACGGTATTTGTTCAGCAGTACCGCGAAGGCAATCACGCTGCTGCGCAATTTCAGATTCTACGTCTACCCCATGCTCAACCCTATGGGCCGGTACATGGGTCATTATCGCGGCCAGCGCGACGCTGCGAACCTGACGCTTGATCCCAATCGCGACTACCCGGCGGACGGTTCCGCATCAACACTCCAGTCATCCAGTGTTTTTCGATCCATGCTGGCGACCGACATGGGCAGCAATCTTGCCGCCTTCTCACTGGACTTCCACTCAACTTGGGGAAGTGCCGGGAGTTTCTATTTCTATTCAGATCCCTCGGTCGATCCTTACGCCATTTACCTCGACGAATGGCACGCGAGAATCCAGGCATACAGCACCGGGTACACGCGTGACGCAAGCCTGCTCGAAGTAACTGTTGACCAACACGTTACGCGCGCCGGAACGCAACAGCACTCGTATGTTGTCGAGGTTTACGAATCGTCTGCGTTTTCTGGGGGAACAGCAGACATCACATTAATCGGAGAGCATTACGCCCAAGCCCTGGCGGACAGCCCGCTTTCAGAGATGCGCCTTTCCGGCCTTGCGACTGTAGAATATCCCGTGATCTCTGCGACAACGTCGTCGTCCAGCACTTCTACGGTTTCGGCGTCTGTCACAACCGATACTGCTGGCGGAATCATTTACGGCCTGCTCAACAGTAGCAGTGGCACGTTATCGTCCGCGACTATAAAGGCGAGTCCGTCTGATACAGTAACGGTCACAGATGCCGGGACATACGAGCTGGCCGGGGCAGGGCTTTCAGCAGGCACCGTCTATTACTGGCACATCGTCCATGAAGACGCTGACGGGCTCATGAGTAACGTGTTGTCAGTCTCGGTTACGACCCAGCCAGAGGCGGTATCCGGTGCACCAACATGGCCAGCCACTCTCCCCGCCCCACTCGTATCCGGGTACGGCATCCAGCCCAACGACCAGACCATACGCACGGACATGGAGTCAGGTTCTCCCCGCGTCAGACGCAGGACGGCGGCGCGACTTGATGAATACGCGCTGTCTGTGAGTCTGTCTGACGCGCAAATGGCAATATTCAGGGCCTGGTGGGACGATGACGCAGCGGGCGGCGCGGCATGGTTTACCATGTCACTATGGGCAGGGGACGGCGGGGCTGACAGCGTCGAGGCCCGATTCAAGGGGCCGTGGAGAGCCGACATGATTGGCAACCACCGCTGGCTTGTGAGTGGAACAGTCGAGGTGCGCTATGCCTGATAGCACCCTCTCCGAAGCCCTGAAAGAGGCATACGCTTCCGCCCCGGTCGGGCTCATCATCTACCACACCCTGGAGATCAGACATCCGTCTTTTTCTGAGCCTATCCGCATTGTTCGCGACATCGTGGATCTGACCGCAACGCTTGAGGCTGACGCCCCGGCCAATGCTGGCGAAGAGGTCACATTTGTGCGCTACGCCTTCGACTTCGTGAAGCCGGAAGTCAACTCGCAGGGCGTGCCTCAGATGCAAATCACAATCGACAACGTGGACCGCATCATCGGGGCCAGCATTGAGGGCGCTCTTGGCTCAACTAACCTCGTTGAGGTTACCTACCGCGAATACATCTCCACGGACCTGACCGGCCCGCAGAACGATCCACCGATCACGCTCCAGGCCATGGCCGTGACGGTGGATATGTTCAAGGTGACCGCAACGTGCGGGTTCCCGGACCTCATGAACCGCAAATTCCCGACGCTTGAATACACATCTGAAACCTTCCCGGGGCTCGTATCATGAGTGAGTTTGCGCAATACACCACTCGCCACATCCCTTGGCAGGAAGGCGCGGACGGTCCGGACGCTTACGACTGCATGAGCTTCGCCCGCATGATCCAGTCCAAGCATTTTGGCATCCAAATGGACCGCATAATGATCGCCGACTATGACGACGGGCTTGGCCTTCTGGCCCTGCTCAACTCATGCGGGGAGCGGGCGCATTGGGAGCCGGTCAAAGTCCAGCAGCATGGCGACGTGGTTGTCGCTCGCAGACCCCTTCACATCGGCGTTTATTTGGCCGTTGACGGCTGCGGCGTCCTGCACTGCCTGCGCGGGGCTGGCGTGATTTTTACCCGGGACGCAGCGTGGGCCACTTCCGGCATTGGGCGCAAAACATATTTGAGACACCGGAGCAAAATGTGAAGACATCCACGGTCGTCTATCTTGAGCACGCGCTCTGCCCGTCCAAGCGCCGCGTCGAGTCGTTCGTTGGCCGATCCCTGCGAGAACTGGACCCGGCCTGGCAGCGGCCATACATCGCGCTCGTAGACGGCAAGGCGGTCCTGCGCAAGGATTGGGATATCCGTATCTATCGCGGGCAGGTCGTCACGTTCATTGACGTGGAGGCGATACCGCAGGGTGGGGGTGGTGGCGGGTCGAATCCGGTCAGAATGATTGCGATGTTGGCGGTGGTCGTGGCGTCCATGGTTATCCCTGGGATGCAGCCATTTGCCGGGACCATACTTGCGTCTGGCACAATCGGCGGCGCTCTGTTTTCTGCAGGCATCGCGCTCGTCGGTTCCGCCATCGTCAACGCCGTCCTGCCCGCCTCAGCGCAGCAGACAAGCGCCCTGTCCGCAGCGGAAGGCGTTAAGGCGTCCCCGACGTACTCCATCCAGGCCCAGGGCAACCAGGCACGGCTTGAAAGCCCGATCCCCGAGCACTTCGGTCGGCTCAAGTTTTACCCCGATTTTGCGGCCATGCCCTATCAAGAGTACGCCGGGAATGACCAGTATCTCTACCAGCTTTTTTGTTTGGGGCGTGGCGAGTACGACATTGAAGGCATCTACATCGAAGACACGCCGCTCGCCAATTTTGAGGACGTGCAGTACGAGATTGTCCGCCCGCACGAAACCCTTGACCTGTTCCCAGCCAACGTCATCACCGCCGTGGAAGTCAGTGGCCAAGACCTCGAATACAACGTCACCGTTGGCCCATTCACGGCCAACGCAGCGGAAACCGAAGCGTTGTATATCGGCGTTGATTTCGTCGCCCCGCGCGGCCTCTACTACGCCAATGACAATGGCTCTCTGGCCTCGCAGTCCGTCACGGTGCTGATCCAGGCCCGCGAGATTGACGATGACGGCGCGGCCATAGGCTCATGGGTCACGCTTGGGACAAAAACCTACACCGCCGCGACCAGCACGCCACAACGCTACTCCGAGCGGTTCGCAGTGGCCGCTGGGAGGTACGAAGTGCAATGCCAGCGGGCCACGCCCGAGAACACTGGAACGCGATACGGCCACGCTTTTTCTTGGGGCAGTCTCCGGGCCTACCTCAAGGACACCCGCGACTATGGCGACTGCACCTTGTTGGCCGTCAGGCTTCGGGCATCGTCGCAGCTTTCCAGCCAATCGGCCCGCAAGTTCAACCTCATCGCCACGCGCAAGCTCCAGCTCTGGGACGGCGAGGCGTGGTCTGCACTGACGCCCACAAGGTCAATTGCATGGGCTGCGGTCTATGCCGCCAAGCAGATCGGGGCCACGGATGCACAGATCGACTTGCCGACTCTACTCCAACTGGACGCGACATGGACCAGCCGCGGCGATTATTTCGACGCCCGGTTCGATTCGTTCGTGTCGTTCTGGGAAGCGATCAGCAAGATTTTACAGGCCGGTCGAGCCAAGCCCTTTCATCAGTCCGGAATCATCCGGGTCTTCCGCGACCAGGCCGCAACGCTCCCGGTTCAGATTTACACAATGCGCAACATCCTGCGCGGGTCGTTCACGGTCGATTACCTCATGCCGACCTCGGACACGGCGGACGTGATTGCCGTCAAGTATTACGATAGTAACTCATGGGCATGGCGCACGGTATCGGCCAAACTCTCAACGAGTGAGGCGCTGAAGCCCGCCAAGATGGAACTTTTCGGCGTCGTCGGTCGCGGCCACGCACACCGGGAAGGCGTGTACCAAGCTGCTGCCAATCGCTACCGGCGCAAGCTCATCAAGTTTTCGACGGAGATGGAGGGGTTTATCCCGAGCTTCGGCGACCTGATTGCCGTTCAGCATGACGTACCAGCCTGGGGCCAGGGCGGCGAGGCTGTGGAATGGGACGCGGGCACGCTGACCTTGACGTGCTCGGAGCCGCTGGCATGGGAAGACGGCGAGACTCATTACATCGCGTTCCGGGACAAGTCAGGCCAGCCGCATGGCCCATACGCCTGCACGGCAGGAACGTCCGAACATCAGGCCGTCCTGTCCGAAATGCCCGACTATGAGCCGTACACTGGCAGCGATTACGAGCGCACCTTCTATTCCTTCGGGTGGGCATCAACCACGTACCAACTCGCCCGAGTCCTGTCCGTCAGGCCGCGCACGATGACGCAAGTCGAAATCGAGTGTATCGGAGAGGATGACAACGTCCATACCGCCGACCAGGGCGTGATTACTCCGACCGCCCCGACCAGCCAACTTGCAAACTACACGGCAGCCCCGGTGCTCTTGGGCCTCATTGCACGGTCATCGTCGGATGACCCGACGATCATGCTCTTGTCATGGCAGTCAACGCCATGGGCCGACCATTACGTCATCGAACAATCTTCAGACGGGGCAGCATGGACCCGGGCCGGGGAAACGGGCGTCTCAAATTTTGTCCTTCGTGCGCTCTATGGCAATGGAACTTTTGTCCGGGTTGCAGCCGTCGGCGCAACTCGCGGGCCATGGGTAACGATAGCATACGGCGACAGCGCGGATTACATGTGGTCCGCTGACGATACAACATTAATGTGGAACGTCGACGATACAACCGAGATGTGGAGATATTAACATGGCACTGCCAGCAGCATCAGCTCTTACCGGGTCCAGCATAACTGAGGCTCAGTTTAAATCGGCGATCACAGACTTGCGCGACTACATAGCAAACCTTGAAACAGTCACGCCCGGGGCCGTGGCATATTTTCCGAAAACAGCCGCGCCAACTGGATGGCTCAAGTGCAACGGGGCGGCAGTCTCGCGCACAACCTACGCGGCCCTTTTTGCAGCCATTGGCACAGCTGCTGGGGCCGGCGACGGGTCAACCACGTTCAATGTCCCGGACCTGCGCGGCGAGTTTGTGCGCGGGCTTGATGACGGCAGAGGGGTTGACTCCGGGCGATCGATGGCTTCGGCCCAGGCCAGCGCGAACTTGGCGCATACGCACTCCACAGACAGTCAGGGCGCACATACACATCCGGTTAGAGGAATTACCGGGACCGATGACGGCCTGCATGTCACCAATGACAACAGCAACCCCGCGAACGGATTGCACGGAAACATAAACACATCATCGGCGGGTGCGCATACTCACACCGCGCTATCCAGCGGCGGGGCCGAGGCTAGGCCCAGAAACGTTGCCCTGCTCGCCTGCATCAAATATTAGGAGCAAACCCATGCAGATATATCATTACCACCCGGAAACGCTTGGATACATCGGACCCGGCAACGCTGACCCATCCCCGCTTGAACCGGGATCGTGGCTTATCCCCGCCTACGCGACGGCCATTGACCCGCCCGTGCCGGTGGCCGGGACGGTGCGGCGCTTTGTCGGGGGCGCGTGGGAGTATGCGGATGTTGTCGTGGAGCCGGTGGACCCTGAGTATGAGCCAAGCCTTGAAGAGGTGAAGTTGGCGAAGCTCGCCCGCATCCGCGCTGCCCGTCACGCTGTCGAATACGGCGGGATGGAGTACGATGGAATCATGTACGACTCTGACGCGACGGCTCGGGCGAAATACAGCGAGACTGCTCGGGTTTTCGGTCTGATGCCGGATCTCGAAATTGAAGGATGGAAGGCCAGCGACGGGCCGGATGGGATGGGCGTCTATGTCACGATGACCAAGGCTTTGCTGGACTCCCTGACCCTGGCCGGAGCGCAGCGTGACCAGGCGTGTTTTGCGTGGGAGAGAGCGCGGGCGGCGGAAGTCGCGGCGGCTGAGACGGTGGGAGCGATTGAGGCGGTTGGCGAGGTGATGTAACTTTTTTGTAGGCAAAAAAAAGGCGTGCGGTGGGGTCATCCTCTGCCCGGATATTGCAGAGGGTCTATGGCGTGGGCGCAAGGCTTGCCGGATTCGTATGTGATCGACCACGTGGCCGGGAAGCTCCTGGCAAAGACGGCCCAGGTTCGCTGCTCGTGCTCGTCAGTATTTACTCGTTGTCTTTTTTTGCCGATTGCGTTTTGTACGAAGTCCCATCCGGAAGCAAGTCCTCTGCGCACATGCAAAGCGGGTCAAGGTTGCCTTCGTAACCATTTTTGGCGTCTCGGCATCGGACCCAGTCCGTCTTCTTGCCCAGGAGATAGTCCATCCGCTGGTAAAAAAGACGGTAGGGGCCGGACCATGTCGACATACCCTGCATCGCTGGCCCCGTGCCGCCCGTCATGCCCATTTGGCCGTTGAAGCCTACGGTTGGCGTAGGCATCATGCTTTGCGCCTGTCCACTGTGCCTAGTGATTACTTTTGTGGCATTACCTTCTGGGAACGTCTCGACAATCCACGTATCTGTACCGAAAGCTGCTGCCAGAACAAGGTACAGCATCCAGTTTCGCTTGGCGACGAGGGATGTTTCGGCGTGAGAGATGACATAGTCAGAGTCGTCCAGGCGGAAAATCCGGTCCGCTGCCATGAGGACGTCTTTTTGCGATTTGCCCTTGTAGGAGCGCGTCACCATCTGAATCTGGCGCTCCCTTTCGGCCTCGGCCTCTTCGGGGGTTAAGCGTTTCGGCGCACAGGCGGAGATTAAAAATAGCGCGACCAATAAAAACACGGCTCTTTTCACGTGAAAACCTCCCTTTTCCCGCACCCATACCACGCTTTTCATAATTGTTCAGCAACTAAAAATGTCATACATCTAGTCATAAATGCGTTGATTATCAGCTTTTACGAATGAGTGTCATACATTTTCGTACAAGCTGTCTGCCGCCGTCCTGATCGTGAGCGTTGCCGTGGAGTGCCGAACAGAGGCATTTTCGTTGCATTTGATCAGGCGCAGCGGCGCGCCACCCGGGCATGTGCTGGCACATCCCGAGCACCTCTTATCAATCCCCAACCGCCTGTTGATGAGACGCCGCAGCATCCTGCTGGTCCGAGCGAGCAGAGTCCTGCGCGTTTTCATAGTCCATAACGGCCCACTGGAGTGACCTGGTTTGGTCTGGAGATAGCTCCAACTCACGGCAGGTCCTACGCACGGCCTCGAAGATCAAGCTCTGCTGCTTACCCATGGCACGCTCGACGGCGGCAAGTTCCCGGTCCTTGTCGGCCAGCTCGTGTTTGAGCTCAATAACTTGGGCCTGGTAGTCGGCCGGGGTCTCTGATGCTTGAACACAAGATTCTACGCTGCGGTATTTGGGGCCGACACCCAAAACAAGCCAGTCTAAACTTACCTTAAAATTGTTCGCGAACAATTCAAGAAACCTTTGCTTCGGCAAGGTCTCTCCGGACAAATACTTGCCAACGGTGGTCCCCGAAGTTCCGCAAATTTCTGCAAGCTGCTCGTTTGTGAGCATTTTATCCTTTTGTATCAACAGGATGCGTTGTCCTATGCCTTGATCCATCACCTCTTCCGAATCAAATTTAATTTTTCTTGCGTTCATATCAACTTTTCCTTGACGAAATAATCTTATCTTGATTAAGGATGGGTCATCGGCATCAAAAAGCCAATTGGGGCTCAAAAATACTCACGGATGACCCAATAAAATGAACGCAAACGTAAAGGAATTTGGACCGCTCCGCAAGAAATGGGAACGGTACTTTGCCATAAACCAAGGTGGACTCAAGTCTATCAGGCAGACCGCCACGCGTGCCGGGCTTTGTTATCGCGCCCTTTCTCGCGCCATTGAAGACGGTGTCGGCTCTGAAACCATCCGCAAGGCATTGGCAGCCATCAACATCCCCGAGGAACTGATCCCCCTGCCAACCTGCACCCGCACCCTCGCCGCCATGGTCTACCGGCAGCAGGAATTGCTCAAACAAAGAGGAAAGGTGTGAGTCCATTTTTGTTTATACGCGCATAATTTATTTTTGATCAATATTGGGATTTTAAGGGCAAAAACTACAGGAGGACTTTTATGCATGGATTTACGCTTGACCTGATCGACATGTCGGCGGCGGACGTCATCCGTCAGGCCGTGCTCATCTCCGGCAAGAGCCAGGAAGTGATCGAGGCCGCCGCCAACCTGCGCCCCGGCATCTTGGACCAGTACTCCAGCCGCAATGACCACCACTGGCCAAACATGCTTAACCTGCCCGGCCTCTGCCAGGCATTGGGCAACGATCTGCTCATCCGGTGGCAGGCTGCCCAGTTCGCGGCCAGCGCCACGCGCCACGCCGCCCCGGACATGCCCGCTTCGCGGCTCATGCGCGAGACGGTCCTGTCCGCCATCGAGTTCGGCGATTTCGCCCGAGCCGTGGAGACTGCCCTTGGTGACGACAAACTGACCCGCAAGGAGCGCATGGCCATTCGCCGCGAAGCGCAGGAACTTGCGGCGCGGCTTTTGCGGGTCGTCAACTCTGTTTCGGGGGGGCTATGATCGCGCCATCTATCTCCATCGTAACCATGGATCAGCGCATGGCCCTTTTCCGCGACGCAATGCGTGTATCCAGCGTGGACTGCCCGCTGGGCAAAGACAGGGCAGATCACGTCATCGACGTATTCAACAGATTTTTAGACGGAATTGTGCGCGGGATTCCGATTCCGCTTGATATTGACGCGGGGCACGGCCCGACCATCCTCGAAGAATTTTTTGCCGACAGATGCCGCCTCGGGGAAGGGATGAAAGTCCAGGCCCGCCCACTCTATGACGCCTTTTGCGGGTGGGCTGCGCAGACGTACCCGGAAAACACCATCCCGACCCTGTCTTCGTTTGGAATCGAGATGCGCAAGAGGTTCGCAAAAAAGCAGAGCAATGTGGTCTATTTTCTCGGCCTGGAGCTCAAAGACGAGTCCTCGCAAAGCATCTTATCTTGACCAGCAATAAGTCTGGTCTTGGGCAAAATAACGTCAACCATCGGTTTACGTCATGAGCGACAACAAGGACTTTTACGACGCCATCAAGCGCATGATCCGGGCCGCCTACAAGCGCACCGCAGCCAGCGACCCGGAAGAATTCGCCGCCCTGGGCGACCTGCCCGGCTTCTGCTCTACCCTGGAAGCCCAAACGGTCCAGGTCATGCGAGAGCAAGGCTACACCTGGGAACACATCGGCAGCGCGTTCAAGATGACCAAGCAAGCGGCGTTCAAGCGCTGGGGGCGAAAAACGGATATTTCGGGCGACAAGCCCACACAAACAGGAGGGTCCCTTTAATGAACGAGAAAAAACCCATCACCCTGTCCGGCCTGCACGGCGGCGCAGTCGTGGAGGCCGTTGACCATGAGATCCAGAACGTCCTGGCCAACATCACCGACGTCAACACCAGCAAGCAGAAGGCCAGGACTGTGACGCTGACGCTGACGTTCAAGCCCAACAAGGAGCGCAATATCGCCGACGTCACCTTCCAGGCCAAAAGCGCCCTGGCCCCGGCCGAGGCCCTGGAGACGTCCATCATCATAGACCGCAACCAGGCCGGGCAGCCCGTGGCCTTCGAGCTGACCAAGACCAACCCCCACAACCAGGGCGTCCTGCCCATTTTCGGAGAGCAATCATGATTGATGAGAATTTCGTGGAAAAGATCCTGCAACTGGCCCCAACCCAGACGCTTGAGATCAACGACCGTAAGTACACCAACAAGCAAGTATATGCTGTCCTGGAGCCCAAGGCCACGACCATGGCCTTTGCGACCCTGACCGGCCTCAAAGACTACATCGAGCAGAATCTGGACCGCATCGACAAGGACACAGTCATGCTGCACGTCGAAGACTACCGCACCGTGACCATCATCACCGGCCTGTCCGGTCCGTTCCGCCAGCGTGAAACGCTGGTGCGCGCACAGGCTCAGGACTGCGAGTTCCGCTTCGACAAGTGGTACGAGCGGGAGGCTTTCCAGATCGGCCTGATGGCATCCTTCGCCCCTACCACCAACCGGGACAAGGTGATCCAGTTCGTGGGCAACATCGTCCAAAAGGCCGAGGTCCAGACCGAGGACGACGGTTTCACCCAGCGCGTCACGGCCAAGGCAGGCATCGCCCGCGTGGCGGAAGTGGACGTCCCCAACCCCGTGACCCTCAAGCCCTACCGCACCTTTCCCGAGGCGGACCAGCCCGAGAGCGACTTCATTTTCCGCGTCAAAACCAACAGCAACGACGCCGCCGTGAACGCAGCCCTCTACGAGGCCGACGGTGGCCGCTGGAAGCTCCAGGCGGCCATGAACATCAAGGAATGGCTGACCGAAAACATCCCCGGCGTGCGGGTCATCATCTAAAAAAAAGCGCCCCGGTCGGCGGCAACCGATCCGGGGCAAAACCAAAAACAGGAGAGCTAAACATATGCACGGTCCCACAAAAGTCAAGCACACCCTGCTCGTCCTCGACGTGGACGGCATCCGCATCGGAATCCGTAATTTCGACGGATTCACCGAACTGGCCGTCCAGCGCGTCGTGGATGCCCTGCTGCGCCACAAATGGCTCAAACCCGGCCAGGCCCCCAAGGTCATCGCCGAACGGCACATCCGCAAGGAAAGGGGGCAGGCATGAGTCCGGAATTCAATTGTCCGATATGCGGGTCATCCATCGTGATTGACGATATTGATTACGAATACGGGTCTTTTAACGAGCACATGGTAGAGCGGTGCCATACCTGCCACGCAACGATCGCGGTAATGGTCAATGTTTCCGTGGTCGTGGACTTTGGAACTCCGAAGGTCATCTCCGAGCCCGACGACGAATACAAACTCGTCAACCAATACTTTGAAAGCACCGCGGAACCATATAGTGTTCACCCCTGGCGGCTTTCCGAGATTTCCGTCCCGTACATAGCCCTGCTCGGGGACAACGCTTTTGGATCATGGTGGTACGCCCGCCGAACGATCTGCAACGGCTCCTTGCTTTTTGTCGCTGAATCTCTTCACCCGATTACTGTTTCCCAGACTATACCAGATTGGGACACCCCCATATCTGTTTTAATGGACCGGGCCGCTCAGTACAAAAATACGCAAAAACTTGCACTCGTGAGCAGAATTACAGGTGGTTACCACAACCCCAGCACTGAACGCCTTGAGGACGTTGCGCTGTTGGTTGGCGACTATAAATTTTGTCCCGTCCGCGCGATGTATCTGGACTTTATTTTACGCGAGTGGCCGAACGCGGCTTTTACGATGTTTAGTACCGACGACTCGGTCGCCGTATGGCATCAAGACAACTGCGTGGCCCTGGTTGCAGGGATCTCGCTCAACGGTGACGCGTGGCTTAAAAACGCGGCCGAAACAGCAATGCGGTATTTTTGGAGAGCAGCATGAGCGGGAGAAACCTGACCGACAAGCAGAAAGAGGTAGTGATGTCGTCGCCAGCCCTCAAAGAGCGTTCAAAATATTACCCGAAGCACTATAGCGGCCAGGTCCCTGTCCTCGTCGACATGCTGACAACGGTGCGAAGTGACTTGCCGCCGTGCCTTGGTCAGCGCGTTGCCATTGAGGGAGAAACCTACCCTGTGTGGGTCAACAGTCACGGAGCGGTCGTCGCTGTTTTCCCAGACGGAAGCAAGCTGGGTCTCAAGCCCCTGGAGTTCGTCGTGGTCAAATTTCATGCTACAGGTCGGGGTGAGTCATGAGCGAAGGCTTCAGCATCACATGCGGCATGTGCGGCAAGTCCACCGACCTGGACGCCGCCACCAAGAACCTGCCCCTGGCTCATTTCCGCTGCGTCCACTGCCAGCGCGAATTCCGCCGCGTCCACCAGCCAGCGCAGCGCCTCCTGTCCGGCTTCGTCATGCCCGGCCACATCGTTATTGAGGAGATCCGCCAGGACGAAAAGCTGAAGTGGCATCTCTTCGACGGCACCAGACTAACAGCGCCGCCCCTGCGCAAGACGTTCATCGTCCATCGCAACGGGACGGTCTGCCCGTTCAGCGGAAGCCTTAACACCTACGAAGAAATCCAAGCCCACATGTGCCCAGGCGACAAGTGGGCGCTGATCCCGGAGGGAATATGCAACTGATATCCGCCATGCTCGTTTTTTTAGCCATAGCGATCTGTGTGTACGCCCTGATCTGTATGTTCATTATCACATGCGTAGCGGTCGCATGGATCGACGAGTGGTCCGAAGATCGCGCCGCCATTTTCTGCGACATAGCCGTATTTGAGTACGAACTTTCACGACGGTTGCGCCGCCAATGGCCTCACGGTGGACTCTGGCTCGACCCTGCGCGCAACCTCAACATCACGGTCAAAGCCAATCATCAAAGGATGGGTCTTGTCTCAAGACCCATGGGGGTACTCCGATGAAAGAGCGCAAAGCGATGATTCATCATCTCAAGACGGATATGTGCGTTTTTAAGCCAGTCTTGACCGGAGAAAAGACGCACGAGATCCGTTTCGACGACCGGGGCTTTCAGCTCGGAGATATTTTACATCTCATGGAAACAGAGCACACGGGCGAGGAAATGAAGGCTGGCTCCCCGTTGAAGTACACAGGGGCAGACTGCTATGTGATCGTCACCCACATTCTGCGCGGCCCCGTTTATGGACTGGATCCTGAGTGGGTCATCATGTCGATCAGAAAGCCCTCATTCGTTGTCACCGTCGCGGAAATCAATCGCCATCTTGCTGAATACGAGCGCATGAACTTCCCATGCTGCGGCGGCTCCGGGCATATCGAGGACTGCGACGATCCGGTGCAGAAACTCAAGGACGAGCTTGGCGCACTGAAAAAGGAGGCGAATATGCTTTGTCTTCTTGCACAGCCAATTCTTGGAGACCCAGACAATTTTTTAATCATGAAAAAGCCGCTCGACAAACTGGCCGCGCTTGCCGGGGAGGCAAGGAAACACTCACGCAACGATTGCCCCAAGTTCGACACATGGTTTGCGAACGGCGGGGCTTGTGGGAAAGCGTGGGAGTGTGACAACTGCGTGGACGCGCCAAAGGCCGCGCTGGACGGGGAGGGGTGATGGTTAAGAGGTACGATTTTCACGAAGACGACAAGCACCAGTGGTGGGCATCAATCACAGAGCAGCGCGAGGGTCGTTATGTTCTACACTCCGACTACGCCGCCCTCCTCGCTCGCCACAACGCGCTGGTGGAGGCGGTTACACCGAGTGCGGCGACAAAGGCCGCATACATGGGCGAATTCTCTATGCGCATGTCTGCGGTCGATGAGGACGGAGAGGAGTTTACCGTCCCTGTTGATATACCGTGGACCACCATCAAGGTTGTTATGAAAGCTATCGCCGCCCGCGCCGAGGTGGGCCGGCTCCTGGCCGCCCCGGTCGGGCAGGATGAGCGCCCAGGAGATAACGGTTACGGAGTCGTCACAGAGCATGATCTTGACTGAAACGATGGAGGCAAAACCATGATCCGCAACGCCGAACAGCAACGCGAAATCGACGCTCTGCGCCAGGCCCTGCAATTTGCCCGCAAGCTGAACACGCGCCTGGTCAAGCAGAATCAGGCCCTTCGCAGCCGCCTGAACATCAAAAAGACCACGCCCCGGAGCTGGTATCTCGAATGGGAACAGAGCAAGGAGATCCGCGCATGAACACCGCCGAAGCAACCCCAGCACCCACCTCTATCGGCCTAGCCCTGCTCAAGCAGGACGTGAGCCACGCCGCCAGGATCAAGGAATACGAATTAGCCCATAAAGACGACCAACTCCGCATCGCCAAGCTCGAAGGCGTCCTGCGCCTAGCTGCCCAGGTCCTGCGCGACGGCAAAAAGGTCGAACGGTCCGAAGTCGCGGACCGGCTCGACAAAATACTGAGGGAACCGTCATGAGTTTGCAACGCGAGATGAAGGACATGACAACCGAGGCCCTGCGCGACGCCATCGTGGCCATGGCCAGCGAGGGGCTTGTCGTCATCGTCAGGGAGCCGCACAGCACGCCCAAGCGCATGTGGCTGACGTCGGAGCAAGTCGAAGAGGAATACGGCATCCCGGCCGGGACGCTGCGCAACTGGAGGTCGGCCAAGATCGGTCCGCGCTACAGCAAGACCGGCCGCGAAGTGCGCTACGCCCGCGCGGACATGGACGCGTTCATGATGAGCAACCTGGTCCTCACGAGCGATCAAGGAGGTCCGAAATGATGGTCAACTTGGATTTTGTCTGCTGGGGGATCAAATGGGCGTAACGCATGGTCATTTGCACGGTGGAATGGCGCATCAGGTCCATGAGTTCCAGCAGCGAGACCTGGCCGGATTGGGCCAGCCACGACGCGAAGGTATGCCTCCATGTGTGAAACCATACGCGCTTACGCGTGTCCGTGAGCCCGGCGTTGAAGCCAATCTCGTTCACAATGGTCATGAACGTGTTGGGGATGCCGCATGTGATTTGACCGCCGCCGCGCCGCTGGAAGATGTACTCGGAGGGCTTTCGGGCATAATCCACCAAGATCTGGAGCACGTCGGCGGGTACGGGGACCACGGCATAGGTGCCGCCCTTTTCGCGTACGTGCAGGGCGGACTGTTCGGCCAGGATGTCCTGGTAGGTCAGGGTCAGGATCTCCGTTGCCCGCAGCCCGGTTCGCAGCGACAGCAGGGACATGTCGTGGACCTGCTTGGTCCGCTTGCGGAGCGCTGCCAGCAGCTCTTTGGCTTCGGCGGGAGTGAAGAAGCGCACCCCGGCATTTTCCGGTTTGCGCAGATGAAAGGGCGAATTTCGGGCGGACCTGAAGGGATTTTGACCCTGATACTTGCCGTTCTGAATGGCGAAGTTTATGGCTCGACGCACCCAGGCAAAGCAGGCGTTGACCGTGGCCGTGGCCATGCGCTGCCCGAGCTTGGCCTTCAGTGCCACGAGGATGTCGGAGTTGATGTCGGAGATTGCCAGGTGTCCGAGCACCTTGGCGATGTGGTCATCATAGCGGGCCTTGTCCTGCCGGATCTTGCGCCCTTCGGCCTGTGCCCAGATCACGAAGGACTGGACGGCCTGGTCCACGATCATGCCCTCGGACCGACCCGGATCTGGCCCGGCCGTGGGACGTACTCCGGTGATGAGCTGCATGCGTCTGTTGTGTGCCTCGGTCGCGGTCATGCCCTCGCTTGCCCACCCGACGGTGACGCGGCGGCCCTTGACATAGACCTCATAGCAGCGGTCGGGCAGCCCCCTGTAGCGCTTCACATCGGACTCACGATATGTCACGCCGCGATGCTTTGTCTTAACCCTGTCGCGCCCCATGGCTACACAGAATCCGCCCAACAACTGGCCCAAAACTGGCCCAATCCAGCTATGTGGCAACCAGCAGCGCTATCGCAACCAGATGTTATATATATACTTTTCATCATTTTAAAAATGGAGCGGGAAACGAGATTTGAACTCGCGACTTCAACCTTGGCAAGGTTGCACTCTACCACTGAGTTACTCCCGCATTGTTGGAGGCGGCATCCAGATTTGAACTGGAGAATGGAGGTTTTGCAGACCTCTGCCTTACCACTTGGCTATGCCGCCATTTTCTCGTGGAGCGGGAAACGGGACTCGAACCCGCAACCCTCAGCTTGGA